GGACATCAAAGGTCAACTCTCGTCGAGATGAATACTTTGTGTGTGGCTTGAGTAGTTCTGGGCAGTTCTCATGGTAGCGTTTAGTCATGTCAAACAGTGCTCTTGTACTGTCAGAATGGTGTGTGACCACCATTGCTTTACATGCTTTGCGCTGGGAAACATTAAAGTAAAGATAGCCGCCTACATACGTCGATAGACCCTGCTGTCTAGCCTTCAAGATTATGATGCGAACCTTGCCCTCAGTAGCCATCTGTTTATCTACAGCATCCTGTAAGATAACCTGTGCTGGCTTTAGTTTGAGAGGCTTGATGTCTCCATCTTTGGTTCTGATCTTGAGTGCTGACTTTGAGTAGAAGTCAAATTCGTCATATAGTTTGCGGCGTATTACTTTAAGTTTCTTTTCCATCGTCAGTTTGCTCTTCCTCTGGTTCGCTTACTAAAAGCGACTCCAAGAAGGCTTCTGCTTTGCCAATGGTAACTTCGCTCTTTGCAACTGGTTTTGTCTTAGTAAAGTCTAAGACCATACGTGCGGCTGTTAGTTTGTCTCGGTTCTGCGCTGGTTCACGCATGATCTCGACGGCAGTTTTAAGTGCCTCTACCGCATATTCGTCGTCAATATTGTTGTCTTTAGCCATGATAGCCACAATCCTTTCAGCGTCTTTCTGTGCTTGTTTTCGGATGGGGGTGATGGCTTCTAACGTGTAGCCATCTGGAGTGCCTACTGGCCTTCCTCCATTCTTACGTTTTTTGGTTGACCACTGCTTTCGTAGTGCTCTTCCTTCCTCGGTCTGCATTAACGTCGAGAAGTAGTTGTTTGCCTTTGGAGTTGCCTTGTTTGGAAACTTTAGTTCCTTTTTGGGCGACTTCTTTCTTGGGTTCTTGGGTGCTCCCATTGTGTTCTCCTAGTATGCTTTTGATTACTGCGTGTGTGTTTGGACACTGCTTGCAAAACACTATGTCGATGAAGGAATGCTCCATCTCCTTTAGTATCTGTGACTTTTGATCTTTGGTTAAAGAAGATGTCTTTATGGTCTCAATAGCTTCTAGGTACGGCACTAGGTCATACGCTGTTTTTACGATCATTTTGCTTCCTTGAAATAATAAAGCCCCATCACTGGGGCTGTATGTTTACTTTTGGCTTAACCTGTTGGGCTTTGACCCGATCCAGATAAGGCTTTAGGTATTTATTTGTTTTTGTGGGCTGATCCATTTCAGCTTTAGCATCTTTAATTATCATCTTAGCCATAGCTACGGGATTTGTACCTAATGTCTTTGATAATTCTTTAAATGCCTTGTCTAAGATTGCTTTGTCTCTATTGCTTATAGACATATCAGCTTCCATAGAGTCTTTCAGTTCGGATAGTCTCTTTTTGTTTTCATCTATCCCCTTCTGTACTCTAGGGTCTATTTCGACCTTCTTTTTCTTAGACTTAGCTAGTTTCTTTTTTAGTTTCTTTAGCTGTGGGTCGTTTTCAATAGTATTGACCAGCATGTTCTTTAAAGGTGTAAGTGTTTTTCCACTTTCTCTATATCCACCATCAAACATCTGTTTGTATCTAGTTATCATTTCTGTCACGTCAGGGTTGTTGGGGTATCTGTCTTGCAGTCTTGATAAAGCTAACTCCACACCATCGTAGTCAAGTCCAGTTTGTTCCATTATGAAACCTTGTGGTGAGTCTTTTGTATATGCACCACGTTCATTGTTTACTAAAACATTCAGCCTTGCTGTCAGTGCCTTTTCTTTGGCATCTGCCACTTGTTTGGCGTTCTCACGATCTAATTTGGCTTTTGCTTCTGCTTTTCTAACGGCATCTTCTGCTTTGCTTTTGTCAAACTTCTTATTTGCAAGATCAGCATTATAACGCATTCTGTTACGTGCCTGATCAAACTTCTTATTGTCTTGTTCGGCATTGTAGCGTATCTGGTCAGCCTTTGCTTGGGCTTTAGTTTCTTTTTCAATATCTGCTTTGCTTTGTGGAAGCTGTGTGCCGACAGGAGTAGCAAGACCACTTTTCTTAGAGTTCTTTTTGACAAAGCGGTTTACTTTAGACCTACGGCCTGTGACGGCATCTATTGCACGTCCACCAGCGGCTATACCTAAAGAATAACCCCCTGATCCATACAATGCTCCACCACCAACTGCGCCAGCTATTGATCTTCCAGCCATACCATATGATCTACCAGCATCTGAAAGTGGGTTAAAGACATCAGTGAACTTAGAAAATCCACCTTTAAGACCAGCCGCATATACTTCTGTAAGTACATTTGATTTGTAAAGACCATTTACCATGTCTTGTACTGGTTCATACTTCATGCCCAAGTCTTTTATAAACTTGATGTCCTGTGGAGTAACACTGCCGCCTACTTTAAGATTTGAGTTGGCTACTATCTGTTTAAACTTCTTTTGAGTGCGCCTATCTAGGTCATTTATTATTTTATCTTGTATTTTATCAGCCGCAGTTTGTACGTCTAACTTTATTTCATCTCTAGCAGTTTTGAGTGCTTGGTTTGCACCTTTTTGCGATGAGTTCTCGACATCTTTAAGGTTGTATTTATTATCAGTAGCTATTTCGCTAATCATTCTAGCGACATCACCAGCCGCTTGATCAACTTCTGGATCAAGGTCTTGCCTTGACTTAAAGACAACCTCTCCAGTCTTAGATACAGTCGATATAGCTGTGTTAGCGGCTCCACTTAATGTAGAACCAATAAGTCCAGCGTCACCCATGCGATTAAATACTTCATCAGTGACATATTCACCACCTTTAATGGCAGTATTGCCCATAACTACAGCTTCTTGACCAGCTTCCTGTATGCCTTCTTTAAGCACCTTTACAGTATATCCACCACCTTTAACGGGCAGTAGCTCTATAAGACCAGAAGCTATAGCAGTGCTTAAATCCTGCATGGTTGCAGTTTCATCAATACCTTTTTCAGCATTTTCTCTGCGTGTTTCGCCTAGTGCATTTAGTGTACCATAAGCTGTACCGCCGATCATTAGAATAGAGCCTGTTATGGGGGCGGTGCTCCCAGCAAGACCTAATCCAGTAGATGCCGCGATACCTACGCCAACCGAAGGCGCACTCTCAACCGCACCATAGGCCAATGACTTACCAGCGTTAGCGTAGTCGCCTTCGCGTAAGTTCTTCATAACACCATCAGCACCATCAGGACGCTGATAGTTGGCTTCCTCGATTTCTTTGGTGTTTCTGTCGATAAACTCGTTACCTTTAGTTTCTAAGTAACCAGTAACGGACTCTGGGAGGTATTCCGCGCCTAATTCAGACGCAGAAATCATTGCATTACCAGCAGTTACGCCAGCATTGTCTATTCCATAACTCAAAGCACCACCATAGGAAGTGTCAGCTTCAGTATTATCGTTGGCTGGGGGCGTATCCTGTGATCTTAAAGTCCTATAGGCGTTTGCAACTTTATCAAAATCTGGTGTACCCTTTTTGTCTTTGTTTTGGATAAGCCAGTTGGCGTATTTATCTAATCTAGTAACATCAGCCATAGTTTTTCCTTATTATAAACCGATGATAGCGTCTGCCTCATTTAACATAGCGTTATTATCAGTGGTTGTGTTTCTGGAAGTAGGTGCTCTATATCTATAGGACTGCTCAGACTCGTTAATGACTACATTGCCATTTAGTCTGTTTTGAACATTCCGTAACGCAACCATTCTTTCGTTAATCCAGTCCACCCAAATCTTCTCATCTTGGAAGTTCTTCGGTGCTGGCTGTAAGAATAAGTCCATCTCTTTGTTAGAAATGGCACCCTTTGTCTCTGCAACTCTGAGTAAGGCATCATCAACTTTAAGTCTGCTTAACAACAGTCGTCTAGCCGCGTCTGGGCTACCAGTATAGTTGTCAATAAATGATTTAAAGATACCACCGACACCTGTTAGGTTGCCACCTTCAGCTTTACTTTGTGCTATTGCATCTAAACCAGATTGGAAAGAGTTTAGCTGTGAACTTACGTTGTTAAAAGTTTCTTTGTCTTTGTCAGTATCTTTAGAACTACCTTTAGCTTTTAATGCAGCAATACGTTCTTCAGCAAGTCTTGTGGCTTCTGCTTTGTTAAATGCGGCTGTCTCTGAGGTTCTGTTTGCATCTTGAATGTTACCATACTCAGCTGTAGCGGCTTTCATTGCACCTGTGTAGCCTTGTGATGAACCACCGACCATAGCACCGCCGATACGGATTAATGCCTCGTTTCTGTCAATCTTAGCGAATGGCATCATAGAGCCACGGGCGTTTGCAGACACTGCGCTACCTTTGCGATCATTAGATGATGTAGTATCTAAGACACCTTTAGCATTGGCTTTAGGATCATTTTTGTTACCTAGTACGCCATTTGAAACACCTGTTTTAAAAGTTTCATCATACGGGTCTTCAAGTGCTTCTCTCAGTACAGGAGGTGTCTCGTCGTATGGGTCTCCAAGTGCTTCTTTTGAAACAGGGAATGTTTCATCGTAAGGGTTTTCAAGTGCCCCTTTCATTTCAGAGTCTGGCATAAGAGTGCCATCAGACATTCTGTGGTAGTTCTTTGGTACATCCATGTAGGGGTCTAAACGTGCGCCTGTAGGCATTGGTGACGTAAAATCAGCCAGCAACGCTGGTTCTTTAGCTTTACTTAACTGTCCGTAATCATTTGCTTCTGGGTTGTTGTAAAAAAGAGGTTCATTATAAACAGGTGGAACTACATTACCATCATCAAAACGAGTGGTGAAAGGGTCTTTCTCTGCGCGACTTATTGCGGCAAGAGACTGAGCACGTTGGTCTAGTGCATAATCTTCACCAAAATCTTCAGCATCTTTTCTCTGTTGATCTATAACGCCTACGCGGTTTGCATCAGTGAATGCAGTTTTAAGCATGTCATATTCACGCGGTGCTTCTAACTCTTCCAACGCAGTCATTTCAGGGTCTTTGGCTACTTCTAAAAAAGAGTTCGCCATATGCACAAGTGTCTTCGGATCGTTTTTGTATTTTTCGTATATTTCTGGATTAGTAATTTTTAATCTAGCAATATTTTGTTCTATAACACTATTTGAGTTGCCCATATCCAACACTGGAGGCATATAATTAGGGTTGCTTTGTGATAGTATAGGACTTCTCATTAGAAACCTCCTTTATCTCGTATGTGGGTTGGGTGTACTGCCTCTATAGAAAGACCCTGTACCTTGTTGTTGGCCGCCTCGCGGCATGTACTTACTTGCATAGCCGAATCCTTGCATACCACCGCCTATTGCGGCGGCCATTGGGTCATTCATGTTAGCTTGGTATGTGTTGTTTGTATCTGGAGCCTTGCCCAACATGCCAGACTGATACTGCATACGCTTCTCAAGTTCGAAGTCACGTTGGTCTTCAAATCGTTGCTTCTGATCATTCATCTGTGCTTGGTCATACCCTTGTAAGGAGTTACCAGCGTTCATACCAAAGTTAGCACCTGTTCCTAATGTATCCATGCCCATACCATAAGCACTCATAAGGTTTGAGTTTGCCTGTCCAGCACCTTGCAATGCAGAACCTTGGTCACGGAACTGTTGTGCCTGTTGATTTAGACTGCGATCTATAAGACTATTCTGGATGTTTGTAGATACATCGGCACGTCTGTCGTCATATGCTCGGTTGGCTACTGCTTCCGCTACACCAGCGCGACTAGAGTTCATGTTGCCAGAACCTGATGCCGCCATGTCTATGCCAGTCAAAGTGTTCTCTTGTAGGTTACGGCGATCATCACGCATTGCCGCGTCTACTAAAGAGCCAGAGTTTGCTGATGCGTAGTCCATAGCTGTCCCAAGGCGGTCTTTTTGTGCCGCCTCTGACATATCTTGGTACTGCCCGTACAGTTGGTTTGCATTGTTACCAAAGCCAGCTGTATTGCCCATCATGGCGTTACCGCTGTCCATCATGTTGGTACCATAGTTGCCCATAGTATTAGCTGTGTTTAGTTGGAAGTCGTTAGCACCAGCTAGAGTGTCACCTGTGTAGGCTCCTGTGTTTAAGACACCATCTAATGCGTTTGAACCGCCTGCTAAGTTGGCATCCACGTATGGCTTGTACTGGTTAAATGAAGCCATGTTAGCCGCATTAGCCGCATCCTGTGCTTCTTTCTGTTTCTTTGAACCTAGATAACTAGCCCCTGCGCCTATAACAGCTCCAGCAATTTGTCCCCACATATTATATTCCTTTACATTTCTATACGGCTACCCAAGCTGTGCCGTTGTAGACAACAAGTTTAGATACGCCTGATCCTAATGGTTCCCAAGGGTACACGGCATAACGCACCATGCCCTTTCTTGGGTTGGTAGGTTCTCTATCGGTTACTTGGGTACTTGCGTCTGCTAATGATTTTATAGACGCTTCTATCTCTCGTAGTTCTTCCTGTAAGTAGTTGGGTAGGAACTCTGGAGAGAGTGTTGGTGCTGTGCGCCTGACATAAGCAGACACCAGCATATTAATTTTATCTGAGATAGCCATAAGTTACCTCCGACCAGTGACAGTGATCTCAACATCCATACCAGTGAAGTTAAAGTCCTTGTCTGTTGTAACCCTAGTCAACTTGTAAGATAGGTATCTGCCAGATATTCTAGTGTCTAATTTATAACTACTTAGACAATCAAAGCCCTGTGCTAAACCATAGTTCGGGGTCTGTGTAGGAAGGTCTGCGGCTCCAAATGTAAATCCAAAAGTACCATCAGAACTTTCTGTAGAGATTTGAGGTACAATATGGGATATTACTTTGTATCCTGTCAGTGGTATTCCTTGTTCATCAAGATCAAGTCCAACACGTTCTACAAAGAATGGCTTAGATACTGCCGTGTCTATAGCTTGCGATAGACTTCCTTTCTCTATCAAGTCGATACCATAGACTTTGCTGTTAGCTACCCCACCCCCAGCTTTAGCTAGAACAAGTGGGTGTCTTTTGTATGGGCTTTCTTGAGAGTGGTATGAGCCACCTACGTTGTCATAGGTAGTCGTAGCGTCTGCGTATGTTGACGCTGTGTTTACGTTGGCTTCAGCACCAGCAACTACGTTAGGTAAATCATAGAATGACCATATGTCCTCTTTGTAGTTGTAGACAGCGGCTCGGTTACAGCTGTCTCCATCTGCGTACTCAGCCATGTCATCGCCACTGTGGTAGCAGAAATATACCTCTTCGAGCATTGAGTTATGTAGGACAAAACACTGTTCAGTCTTAGAGTTATCTAGGCCATTGAAGATATAGTCTCGGACTCGACCATCGCATATGGACTGGCGTGTGTTGCCATCGGTTATATAAATGTCATCCCTGTCAAAGACATAGTGTTTACCTTCGATCTCTTGGATGCAGTTCTGATTGATTACGCCAGAGTCATCAAAAAGTTTCCTAAAGTTAAAGATGAATGCACCACCGACAAACTCCATCATCCACACTTGGTCTTGTGAGTAGACAAGGAAGTTAGAGCCTAAAGTGGCACCATCGACTATGGGGGTCTTCATTTGCACAAGGTCATTGAAGCCAGCACTGTTGGTTAAGTCTGAGGCATCCCATGTATCTGGGACTTGGTTAGCTAGAACTGGGTCACTAAAGCGTACCCTGTTAGGGAACTCTGTGCCGCTTTCTATAGTGCCTAGTGCAAGCAAGAAGTCACCATAGGAACGTATAGCTGTCGCGGTTGTACCAGAAGGCCAGTTAGGCAATGTAGTAAAATTAGTTGCGCTGGGAACTCTATGTACTGGTGCTGTGGTTGCTCTATTGATATACTGTACGTCTGCAAGTATCGTGGCTGTCACGGGTGCAATATTAGATGCAGATAGTGAACTGTTGAACTTCTGTGATAGGACACCATTAGACATCTCAAAGATGTCGAAGGTATCATCCACCACTAATACTGTATCAAAACCAGAGAGAGCACTGACACCATAGATGAACTTGGGAGTGGTTGTTAGGTTTCCTGAGATACTTCTGTAGATGGGTGCTCTAGTTACCTTTGCTTCGTTGAACCTTACGTTCTTAGCGCGTGTGTAGGCATTGATGGGTAGGCTGTATGGGTCGATGTCAGTAACGACACCAACTGACCCTAGCCCACGGATAGGGAGGTTAGTCATGGGCTTTATTCCTTATTTTTTCAAATAGATACTATATAGATACCCGCTATCTTAGTTCTGACCAATTCTCAAATACAGGATATGAACTATCCCCAGTTATTCTGTAGTAATGATCGACAGGGACAATAAAAGAAACTATGTTCCTGTAGTTATTAGGATTACCCATTACAGTGGCTATAGTTACCCAAGTGCTACCATTTGTAGAGGCTTGAACAGATGTGCCTCTAGCAGACTGTATAACTACTTGTATAGGTCTTGATGTAGTGTTCTCATAGGATGTACTGCCTGATCTACTACTAGTTACGTTAACCCAACTTTGGCTTTGTCCTATACCATTGTTTTGGACGTTACTGCTTAAATATGCACTAATAGCACTCGTAAGTTTAGCTGGGGACACAAGACTTTCTGCTGTGTTAGTGCCAGCCTCCCATAAAGATGTAGCTAAACCAACAATCGCTGATACACTTGCGGCGTTAGTATTCAACTGTGACTGTATGCTACTAGTAACACCATCCACATAATTAAGTTCAGCAGTAGACGCTGTAAGACCATCAAGTTTATTGAGTTCGTCTGTGGTGGCTGTAAGACCATCAAGTATATTAAGTTCTGCCGCAGTCGAAGTGACACCATCAAGTATATTGAGTTCGGCTACTGTAGACGTAATGCCGTCTAGGGCGTTTAGTTCGGCTGTGGTAGCCGTTACGCCGTCCAGAAGGTTCAACTCAGCTTGGGTAGCCGTGATTGCTCCAGTCACGTTTGGTAACGTGGACTTGATGGTAGACTTTAGTAGTCTGATGTGGTCATCAGCTTGCGCCAAGCCGTCCGTTGAGGCTGGGTTTGAGGCGTTAAGACTGTTGATGTATGTTCCTGTTTCGAGTGCCATATCTGGGGTTCCTCTAAAGTGTTTCTGGGGATGGCTCTTGTTTCAAAGGCCGAACAACAACAACAACAAGAACAACCTTTAGCCTTCTTTTTGAAATTGATGTTATTTTAAGTGTACGGGGGGTCTAATTTCCTGTGAACCTATAAAAAACTAGGGTCAATCCATGCTAACCTGTTGTAATCGCTGTATAATCATAGGTGAAGGATAATGTATCCCTCGTTATCTGGTAGTAAATACGAAAGACAATCCCATGACATTAGACATTAGTTAGGGAAATTTGTCTGGCTGACATTTTCGACTATTCGACAGACATTGGGACGTTCTAGAGAAACCAAAGCACCCTAAGACATCACAAGACAGAACCAAGACATCGACAGTAAACCATCCTTCCCTGGTCAACATCAGGATAAGTCCCTGGTCAACATCAGGATAACACCAGCTGGCGACAAGATAGACAATCATTCTAAGGTTACTTTAGTTGTCTATGGTCTCTCTAGTTCTCTATATTGTTTGTCATGGAGAGGATGTTCTTAGTAGTCTTTAGTTGTCTTTAGTGTCTCGGCCTTGGGATCATCAGTCACTCAAGGGAAGTATGAGGGAGCTGTAGTTCTACCAAGGCCTTCACTGGCCTGATAGTCTGGCCTGTGGTCTCTGTCGTCGTGTATAGGTGGTTCTTTTGTTCTAAAGGGTGACACAAGTATTTAATGGGTAATTAATTGCCATATATAGTTGACGAGGGATACATCTTTTGATATTCCTTGGGCATACCGAAGGCATTTGCCCGACGACTAAAGATGGGCGACAGGCCGCAAGGTGTGGCAGGGGACTGTAACTCCCCAAGCACACAAGGCGGAAACAGTCGCTTCCCTCGCCCCACAAGGGTCAAGGATTAGTCAGACAGCAAGTACCTTCTTAACCAAAGAAGGAAACACTAGAATGACAAATGAAACAAACACAGCAATTATCACTAAAGTTATTAACTTAGTAACATCAGATAAACCTGACCCTATCACCCAGTATTTGACCGAGACCTTTTGTGAGTTAGGCAACTACGAAACAGCAGAGCAAATGATTGAAGGCTTATACTCGGCGTCTTGGGAGAGTGGTAGCTTCGGTTTGTGCTACAACTACGAACTATTCGACAAACTTGCAGTCCATGATTGGCAGTTGGCAATCAATGGTTGCCTTGAAGAGTATGAGGACGCAACTGGCGAGAGTTTATCTATAAGCAATATCACAGGTGCAGTGACATTCGCCATTGATTGGACAGCCAACCAAATAGCCAGCTCAATGGAATACCACCTTGAAGCAGTAGCTGAAGAGTTGGGAGAAGTAGCATGAGCGATCTAGTGACATTCAGAAAGTTTACAGATGGCGATGTGATCGCCTTGTTTCCTAAGTTGCTTACAGGTCAAGACAACCAAGGCAACCAGTTCATTATGTCTTATATGCACATCGGACAGCATGGGGACGCATCAGATGATCTTATTGATGAACTAAGCCCAGCGACAGCTAATGAATACAGCGATCTAAAGACTGAACTTACTTCAATTGGTTATGAGTTGGAGGTGGCATCATGAGCAATCTAAAAGACAGACGCAAGCAATGGCAGAAAGATTGCATTAATTTCTCATGGTCTCGTTGTGGGACTGTCGCGACTGAGCGTGGCTACGATACACCAACACGTTTAAAGCGTGTCAATTTAATGCTTGAGACTGAAGATCATCAAACCTCGTTCACTTGGTATAATAAAGAGCTGTTGGCGAGGCACGTTGATAGATCACCTGTTAAGTATAAGGAGGCCGCGTGATGGAATTAGGCTACGACACAAATGCTTGGGGGGTGCAGTCATGAGACACCTTCTAAACCGCATGTTAACACCAGACGCCCTAGCATCTGTCTTCCTTATCGTTGGCATCTTTGCAGTGTCTCACCTCGTTGTATTTGGGTGGGCTAGTTACTGAGCCTACTTGTGCCGCCATGCTACGGCGTGGCGCATCAAGTGGACTTAGCCACTACAACAACTGAAGGAACTAAAGCAATGACACCAAGAGAAACTTACACGAAGAAAACACTTTTCCTATCACAAGCACCGAATTTCAACTTTGAGCTGAACGCAGAGCAAATACTTGAGAAGGCACTGGAAGCAGGGTTCGTCACTAAGATCGGCGACGACCTGTTTGAAATCAACAATTCATATGGGGAAGCAAACTAATGGAAATTACAGCAAATAACTTTTTCGCTACTCCAGAGACAATGGAACAGCTTAACAACTGGATCAAGGCCACAAACGACCCAGCAGTCGCTACAGCCGCAATGATGATGCAGAACTTTATTGCCGCCAATTACACTTTGACACCCAAGAAAAGTGGAGAAAGCGAATGAGGCTTTACACAACAGGTAGTCAATGGGCTGGAACTCAAGCTGATGCTAAAAAGCTAGGGAAATTCGTTGAAGCTAATGTACCAACAGACAAGCAAGGTTTACTTGATTGGCTCAATAAAATGCACTGGAATGAGCCAGTAACAGAACCTCCAGCACCTACTAGGCAACCAACAGCACCAAAGATAGCTAACGACGATTACAACAGCGTTAGAACCTATCTGGAAACCTGTGACGCTCAAGAACTTAATCGTTGCTTAACTATCATATGCTCAAGACTGCATGATTTTTTAGATTGATTGCATCAGTTAGCCCAGCGTCAAGGCGTTGGGTTTGCTCATGCAATCAAGCATGGAACTAAAGAAGGAACAAAAGAATGAGAGATCAATATACAATAGAACAAGTGAAGCACTGTTTAATGAAACAATTAGAAAAAGACTTTCCCACATTTAAAGCTGGTAAAATTGCAGACGTTAACAGGGTATCCAAGTTTTTACAAAAGAATGGCTTTAAACAGAGTGCATCCATGACAGCCGCAGTGGACTTTGAAAACTATAAAAAAGGTCAGGAGATCAACAGATGATTTGTGATTACACAGCAGAAACAGCAGTTGAAGCACTACAAGTAGCTTTGTTCAGAAGTCTAACAGCAAGCACTGTAGAAAAAAGTTCAGCTGCATCTAGCCTAGCGCA